ATCAATTGATAATCCTGGATCAGGATATCCAGCAAATACTACAGCTTCAATAACTGTAAACAGTGCAACTGTATCAATGGGATCTTTGGTTGTTGGTAGAACTTATGTTATTAATTCTTTAGGTTCAACAACTAATACGCAATGGAATACTATTGCAGGTACCAGTGGTGTTACCTATATTGTTGGTTCTACTTTTACAGCGGCAATCGTAGGTACTGGTTTAGGAACAGGCAATGTAAAAGGCACAGGAGCTGTTTTAAAACCTAGAGTTTCTAGTGTAGATGGTCAAATAGTTAGAGTTGATATAACTTCAGGTGGATCTGGATATCCGGCAGGAACAACTCTTACTGTAGTTGGATCCGGTACAGGGAAATTTTCTCCAAATTTAACAGCATTATTAACACCTCAAATTGTTAATGGTGTAATTACATTTGCTTGTATTGTTGATCCAGGTATTAACTACAATGCAAATAATACAACTCTTACTGTTCAAAGTGATTCTGGTATTGATGCTCACTTAACTGCAATAATAACATCCGGTCAAATAACTGATATTGTTATTGATAATCCAGGAATTGGATATAAGTCAGCTAATGTTACTGCTTTTGGAACTGGTGGTTCTGGAGCCAAATTTACAGTTTCTACAACTGGAGGTAATCTTGATACAGTTCAAGCAAACGTAGAACTATTAGCAGTAGCTGGAGCAATAGATTATATTCATATTGATAATCCTGGAGAGGGATATACCGGAATAAATGTATCTATTGATGGTGATGGTCAAAATGCTACTGCTACTGCTTTAGTCGTAGATGGAAAACTTAATAAAATTACTATAACAAATAGAGGTTCTGGTTATAGATATGCTACGGTTACACTTACAGCACTGGTAACTATTCCTACTGTATTAGCATCTGCTAGAGCAGTTTTACCTCCTTATTTAGGGCATGGTAAAAATGCTATTACTAATTTATTTTCCAATACTTTAATGTTATATAGTACAATAGATAAAGAGAATACAAGTGGATTCTCTTTTAATAATGATTATCGCCAATACGGTATAATAAAAAATCCTACCCAATATGATTCAACTCTTTTCTTTTCAGATAAAACTGGCACGACTTGTTTTATAGTAGAAGGAACATTGGTAAATGGACCTTTAGTTGAAGATAGAAATCTTACAGATATTTTAGGTCATAATTATACAGTAGTTGCCGTAACTGTATTAACAGTAAGTACATCAAGAGTTTTATTACAATCAAATGATAATTCAGTACCTGAAGTCGGACAAGTATTGTCAAGTGGTTCAACTACATATACTTTAACAAGTATTATTAATCCAGATATAGATAAGTACAGTGGTGATATGCTTTACATTGACAATAGAGCAGCATTTTATCAAACAGAAGATCAGTCAGTTACTTTACAAACTGTTTTAAGATTCTAATAAATACACTAACAATAATGATAAAAAGAGTATAATCATATGGCAATGAATTTTAACGTAGAACCATATTACGATGATTTTGATGAAGATAAAAATTATCATCAAATATTATTTAAGCCTGGATTTGCTGTTCAAACAAGGGAATTGAATCAGTTACAGTCTATATTAAAAAACCAAATAGAAAAATTTGGTAATCATGTATTTCAACAAGGCAGTGTATTAATTCCTGGAAATTCTTTAAGTGATTTAGCGGTTCCATATATTAAAATAGAATCTACTTATCTTTCTTCTTCAATAGACATTAATAATTTTATAGACAAAGTTATAGTTGGCGCAACATCGGGTTTAGAAGCAGTTGTAAAGAAAGTTGTTGCTGCAACTTTAACAGATAATATAACATTCTATTTAAGTTATACAATGGGATCCTCAACAGGTGCTGTTAATTTTACCGATGGCGAAAATGTAACTCTTAAAGATAATAGTTCTATTGGTGCTACTTTAATTTCAAGCAGTGCAACTGGAGTAGGTTCTTTAGCATATATTAACGCGGGTGTATATTATGTTAATGGAACATTTGTTTCAGTATTACCTCAAAGTATTATAATATCAAAATATGATTCTGTTCCATCTTGCAAAGTATCTCTAAAAATTATTGAGGAATTTTTAACATATACAGATGATGAATCTTTATTAGATAATGCAACTGGTTCATATAATTATGCTGCACCTGGAGCAGATAGATATAGGATTTCATTAGAATTAGTATCATTAAGTTTAGTCGAACCTGTTACAGATAATTATGTTCAATTAATGCAATTTGTTGATGGTGAACTGGTTGAATTCTCAAGATATCCTAAATATACAGAATTGGAAAAATCATTAGCAAGAAGAACTTTTGATGAATCAGGTAATTATATTGTTAATGGTTTGTCACCTACAATTAAAGAACATCTAAAATCTGGTAGCAATGGTGGGGTTTATTCTGATGGTGATATTTCTAAATTAGTTGTAGATGTTTCTGCTGGAAAATCATATATCAATGGTTTTGAAGTTGAACATATAAGTTCAACAAAAGTTGTTATAGATAAAGCTAGAACTATTGATCATATTAAAGATACTAACATCGTTTTACGTCCTAGTTTTGGAGAATATTTGATTATTTCAAATATTGTAGGTTACTTTTCTGTTTATAATCATGACACAATAACTCTATATAATGATAATGATCCTACTAATGCTTCTGCTACTATTATTGGAACGGCTAAAGTTTCAGGAATAGATTATTTAATAGGTGATATTACTTCAAGTGCTATTTACAAATTATGGGTAACTAATATAACACTAGTTAATGGATATACATTAAACTCTGTTGGTGGTATTCGATATGGTTCTTATTCTGCGTATGCATTAACAAAATATTCTGCACCAGTTACATCAAAGGCATATACTGTTGGTGAAATTGTAAATAATTCAGGATCAACTAGAACTGCTACTGTTAAATATTGGGATACAACATCAGGCACTTTATATGCATACAAACATGATCATACAAAAGATACTCCAAATATAGGTGAATTATTAACAGGTGCTTCTTCTACAACATCAAGTGCAGTTATATCTAAAACTACTTTAGTTTCTGTTGGTCAAACAGGATTAATTTTTAGATTACCTAGTTCTGTTCCATATTCATTAAAAGATCCAGATACTTCGGCTTGGAATCTAAGTTATACTGTACAAAAAGAACTATCAATTACAACTAATGGAAGTGGTGCTGGTTCAGTTTCTGTTGGTTCTGGAGAAACAATAAGTCCAATTGAGGCAGGAACATTTCAGGCTATAGGACCATCAGGTATAGTTCAAAATGCTCTATTTTCTCTTAATATTGCAGGAACTACATTAACCATAACTGGTGGACCAGTAAGTTCTGTTGTTAAAGTTTATACTAATGTTTTAAAAACTAATGTAGCATCAAAAACTAAAACATTAACAACTTATTCTCAAGTAATAGTTTCGCCCACTTCTTCAATGACATTAGATAAAACTGATATTATCAGCATAACATCTATAGTAGATTCAGTTGGAGATATTACAGCAAATTATACGTTATGGAATGGACAATCAGATTATTCATATAATAGGGGAACAATAACTTTAAAATCTGGTAAATCTGCACCTAGTGGAAGCATCACTGTCACTTATAAATATTACGAACAAAGTATCGCAGGTGATTTTTTCTGTGTCGATTCTTATCCAACTGGAATTTTGGATACATATACTTATTATAACTCATATTCAACTGGCCAATTATATGACTTACCAACTTGCTTAGACTTTAGACCTTCTGTTGGTGCAGATGGTACATATACTGGAACCAATTCAAGAAGAAACGATTTAGTTGTTGCTGATACTACATTTAATAGTACGTTTCAGTATTATGTTCCTAGAATTGATTTGTTGGTAATGTCAAAAACAGGAAAGATTTCAATTATTACTGGAATCCCAAGTAATAATCCAGTCAGTCCAGTTGAAACGGAAGGATTGTTTTCCATAAATTCAATGTATATACCTGCGTATACTAAAAGTTCTATTGATGTTAGCGTCAAAAGATTAGCAGTTGAACGTTTTACTATGAGTGATATTCAAAAAATATCTAATCAAGTAACTAAAGTTGAAAATTTTGCAATTCTTAATGCTTCAGAATTATCTGTAACCACTCAAAATATCAAAGATGCTGCTACTGGTTTAGATATGTTTAAAACTGGATATTTGGTAGAACAGTTTAATCAACCATTAACTGTTGCAAGAACAACAGCATCAGATTATGCTGCAACTTTTGTAGGAAATGTAGTTACATGCAGTATGGAATCCTTAATGTGCAATTTGACTTATTTAGGTTCATCATCCAATGTTGTTAATAAGTCTGGTTACTTGATGCTCCCATATACAGAAACGGTGTTTGCCTCTCAAACTTTGAGTTCTAGAACAACAAATTTAAATCCATTTTTGATGATTTCTTGG